ATCACGCGCTTCTGGTACTCGCCCTGCTCGCCAAGGCTGCGTTCCTTGGCGTCCTTCCAGTTGCGACCGTCGCGGGTCGCCCAGATTTGCACCTTGCGGTCACTCATCGTCAGGCTCCTCGTAGGTCGTTGGCCCCACGGCAATCCCCTTGGCCGAGGTGATGCCCAAAGGCACGGCGGCGCTGAACTCAAGCCCCCGGGTGGTCGTAACGCACTTATTCGCCATCGTCGGGTCGCTGGCGAAGGCCCCAGACGCGATGTAGAAGGTCGGCGCCGCGTAGCGGATCAGCCGCCCGATCCGCTCGGACTGAACGGTCGTCGCGGATGTGGCAGTCTGAATTCCGGTGCTCCGGGCGGTAGCAAAGTCGTCCTCACTCGTCCACGCCACATGCCCACCGTAGGCCAGGACGAGCAGGCAATCGTCGCCCGCTGCCAGCTGCCACGGGCGGGCATCGATCCCGCTCAGGATTACCGGGGTCCACGTCGCGCCCCCGTCGTTCGACCTCTTCAGCTGAAAGCGGGCGTTGTCGAGATAGGTGTCATGCCTGCAAGTCGCCCACAGCGCGCCGTCCCACTCGCAAATGTCGTACCAATAGGTTGCGTTCGTGCGCACGCCGCCAACGACGACCCACAGCTCGGTGGCAAGCGTGGGGGCTGTCATCCAAGCTCCGGCGCTAACGCCAGTCCCGCTGGACGTCATCCACCATTTGCCAGCCACATATCGAAAGCGCCCAGGGTTGACGATAGCCTCGGGAACTGAGCCGAGATTCGCCATAATCCCCGTGGGATGGGGTGAGAACTCGTCCGGGGTCGGGCCAGAAATTGCAAAGTAGTCCGGTCCGGTTGCAGTGCTGGCTACCCAGCCATCCGGGCCTGCCGACAAATTGACCAGACTGCTACTCAGTGAGATAGACCCTGACTGCCACGTCTGCCGGTTATCCGTTGAGTACCTCGCCGCTGTACCGGAAGCAGCAACCCAAGTCCCTTCGCAGTATTCCGGCAGGGCATTGTTGATGTCTGCACCAGTGTCCTCTGGGATCGTTCCAAACGACATTGGCGCCAGCGCCAGAGCCTGGGCAAAGGGATCGGCACCTTCGGCCACCGGCACGCCAGTCGCTAGAAGGTGGTTGCTCTCAGAGATGACGAGAGTATCGGCATGGTCTGCAAACAAGCCATTCGTGTCGTAGACCCGCATGACCAGAGACACGATGGTCCCAGCAAGGGGTGACGGATGGCTGATCGTCGCCGTTTGCTCATTCCACAACCAACCCGCCGGGAGTGTGGTGTCGCGGAGCACGGTGCGCGCAATGGGCGAGCTTCCCGGCGTCGTGGTGTACGTGAAGCTGTAGGCCTCGTCGGTCAGCCCATCAGGCGCTTCGCCGCTGATCTGCGGCCCGACCGGCTGGTACTTGAACGGCACGCACTCGACCGTCGGGCGGCCAGTGTCGAACAAGGGCTGCACCTCGTGGACTTCGACCCGGTTGCCGTTGTTGTGCAGCACCGGGCTGGTGCGCTCGCGGATCAGCGGTTCGCAGCCTTCCAGCGGGTAGTCCCAATCCAGTTCGTACAGCTTGCCGGTGCGGTAGTCGCCGCCGATCCACTTGCCGTTCGACCGGACCAGATCGGACAGGCACCAGCGGCCATACACGTCCTCCTCCGGGTGCCACGACGCGCGTCGGTGCCACAGGCCGGCTGAGAAGTCGTACCCGAACGTCATCCCGTTGGGGATGGTCAGGTAGTAAATCGTGTGTCCACGGTCGGCATAGACGAACGAGAAGGAGTTGCGGATGTCCGACAGGCTGCATTCGGACAGCACCACGTCCAGCGCCCGGGTGGAGATCCTGGTCGGGCTGTAGCCGCGAGCGTGGTAGACCACGCGGTCATCGCCCAGCCATGCCACACCGCCGTCGCAGATGGCCGGAGAAGCGCCCGCGATGCAGCCGGTGGTGATGCCCACCTTCTTGTTCTGGAACGTGCCCTGCGCCGTCCCCGCGTTGTAGAACACGTCAATCGTGCGCTCGCCGAAGGCCCAGACCTCGGTGCCGTTGACGATCAGCGTCGTGGTGCGATCCGGGGCCGTCTCAGCCTCGAACCGGTCCAGCGTGTTGAAGTCCAGCGCGTCCGCAAGGTCCGAATGCAGCAGGAACCGCCCGAACGGCTCCACGTGCATCATGTAGCCGTCGATGAAGTCCACGCGGGACGAGCCGGGAAAGCCCTCGTCGGTGATGACGTTGAACTGCTGGTTGGCCGTGTTCCACACATAGCCGCCAACGCCGTTGACAATGGTCAACTGGTGCCCGCCGGCAACCTGATTGTGCGCCATCGAGACGCGGCCAACGCCTGGAATCTGGCCGAGCGGGATCGCCACGCCAGCGGGCGTGATGCGGTACAGCGTCGGACCCGAAACGGTGTAAAGCTGCCCCTCAACGTCGTGGAGGCCACGAATCGGACCGCTCATCCTTCCGACTCATCGGGCGGGTAATGGCCGATCCACACGAAGGGACGCAGCCCGGGCGCGTCAACCAGCTTGGCCGGCGTGCGCGTTCCGGCCACCTCGGCCCGGACCGGGATGTAGTTCACCGTGTCCTGGCACGACCACGGCAAGCTTTCGTCGGTGTAGAAGCCACCGATGATGTCTACGGGGTCGCGGCGCATCAGCGGGAAACCTGCCTCAGTCGGCCGCCTGCGCTCACCCGGTTACGCTCCTGCTGGTTGGCCTGATCGAGCAGCTGCGTGTAGGAGATCTGGTAGCGCGCGCCGTCGATGCCGAAATGCGGCGCAGCGGCCACCAGCGCGGCGTACACGTACAGGTCCGGGTAGCGGTCGTAGGTCGCGTGCAGCTCGTCCTTGAGCGCCGGGGGGCGGGCGTAGTAGCGGCCGCCCAGCACAGCGCCATCCTCGACGGTTGGCGAGAAGATGACCGAATCGCCAGCCTGCGCCGCCTTGCGGGCCGGGCCGCCCTGGAAATACTTGAGCCGCGAGCGCAGGTCACGCTCGGCGACGACTTCCAGCGGGGCGCCATCGTCAAGCCACAGGATGGACAGCTCCATGCAGTCGGCAGGTAGCGGCGCGGCGTTGTCCGCCACAGCCACATCCAGCGCCGTCTCCATCGAGGACGCCCGCAACGGGCCGAGATAGCGCCCGTCGATAGCAAACGAGCCGCCGTTGTGTACCAGCGCCTCGCCCAGCGAAATCATGTTGTCGAACGACGTGATGTCGTCCACGGGATCGTTGATATCCCCGCCGAGCAGCAGCAGCTGGATGGCCGAGCGAAGCTCGCCGTAAGTGTCGTAACGCATCAGATGCGCCCCTTGTAAGCGCGCATGGACGAGTTTTCCGGGTCATTCAGAATGTTGCGGAAATGGACGGGGTTCTGCATCGCCTCGTCCCACGTCACGCCCCGCTTGTCGCAGTACATTTGCAACATCATCGGGGTCACCTCGCCGTAATAGACCATCTCGCTGTTGTAGCGGCCTGCGCCTGCGTTGGCGCGCTCCTTCACGGCATCGACAATGGCCTTTTCATGCGCGACGGACGTTTCGTGGATGATCACCATCCGGCCCCATTCGTCGTACTCGATGCGTCCGGCCATGCTTCCTCCCTGCCAATAAAAAGGGGCGCCGGTAGGGCGCCCCTCGTGTCACTTCCTTGTGGCTGCGCTTACGCGCCGGTCGCCGTCAGGTCGCGGATCGCGCCCAGCGCCTTCTCTTCGTTCACCTTGAGGGTGACCTCGGTCAGGATCTGGAAGTTGTCCGCATCGCCGACCTTCGCCAGCGGGGTCGCCTGGAACGGACGCAGCACGCCGAGCTTGCACTGCTCGGGGTCGTACAGGTACGCGGTGTTGATCAGGCCCGCGCCGGAACCCGACATGACGCGGTTCGGGACCACCTTCGTCTCGCCGAAGTCGTGCCCGTAGACCGAGAAGCTGGTCTGGAGGCGCACGGCCTTGCTCGACACGTCGTTGAAGCGGGTCACGTTGCCGGTGAAGCCGGAGATCACCTGCTTGTGGTTCGGCGAGACCATCAGGGTCTGCGCCTTGCCGCCCGAGTTGAACGTCTTGAGGATGATCGACTTGAGCAGCGCCTCGGTGAACGTCCGCAGCGTGCCCGCAACCGGCGCGGTGTTGGTCGCGATGACCGGAGCCGCCGGGGTGCCCGCGACGCCAAGCTCGTTGTTGGTCGCCACCCAGCCGTACAGGCCGCGCATCTGGCGGGCCACCGAAGCCGAACCGGCCACGAACGCGCCGTTGCCGATGGCGGACCACTCGATGTCCTTTTTCAGCTCGACCATCTTCTTGGCCTTGAGGCGGGCCGATTCCTTGTCGCGGCCGTACTTCGACACGCGGTCGGTCGTGCCGGTCACCGACAGGGTGTCCTGGATGATCTGCGTCTTGTTGCTCAGGCGCTCGGGCTGGGTCTGCGCGGCGTAGGAGGCGTCCGCACCTTCGACCGCAGCGTTGGCGCCAGGGGCACGCAGCGACTCGCGCAGCCACTCGGGCGTGGTCGAATCGACCGAATCGCGGCCGATGGACGAGATGAACGGGGTTTCCTCGGGGGTGACGCGATAGATCTTGTCGTCAACCTCTTCCTTCATCCCGATGACGGTGTAGGTCTGGAGCATGTTGGTAGGCATTGCGTGACTTCCTTATCTGAATAGGTTTGCCAGCGCGTCTACGCTGGGATTCTTGTCGAATGCCGCCTCGCGCTTGGCTCGTGCCGTGGCGCTGGCGGACGTGTTCACCGCCGAGGGCTTGGCGACGCGCGCCAGCTTCTCCTTCGGCTTCATCTCGGCCTTTTTCGCCTGGATGGCGTCGTAGGCTTTCGCCTTGTGCGCCAGTTCCCAAACTCCCTTCTGCACGTAGCCCGCATCCAGCGTTTCGGGGGTCAATCCCGCCGTCCGCAGGTAGCCGGCCAAGTCGTCCAGGGTGCCGTCGTTCCAACCGGGGAGGGTGTCGCGCAAAGCCCGTTCGGTCTCATCGGCCTGTCGCGCGATCCAGTCTTGCCGTTGCCGGGACTGTTCTTGCTTGAGGTGTTCGATGGCCGCCTGCGCCTGCTGCAACTGGCCCTTTCGGTCGTCGTAAAGCTTCTTTTCCGCGAGGTAGTACCCCGCGTTCTCCGCTGCCAGTGCAACGGGCGGTTCCTGCCCCAGCTGCGACTGCATGAATTCGGAGAATGCGCTGATCCGCGAGATCGAGTCGTTGAGGGAAGCCTCGTATTGCTTCCGGTACGTCTCGGCCTGCGTGCGCTCGGTCTGTGCGGCCTTGCGTTCCTCTGCAACGGCCATCGTTTTGGAGGTGTAGTCGAAGCTCTTTTGGAGCATTTCGACTTCTTCTTCCGGCGTCAGCTCAAGAACAACCTCCTTGCCATCATGCTTGATGGTGAAGGTCTTTTTGGCTGGCTCTTCCTCGGCCTCTTCTTCCTCTTCGTCCTCTTCCTCGCCGGCTTCCTCTTCCTCGGCCTCTTCCTGCCCCTCTTCGCCGGACTCTTCGCCCTCGGAGGCTTCCTCTTCCTGCGCTTCCGTCGGGTCCAATGCTTCAACCAGATCCGAAAGCGCGTCTACGCTGTCGGCCTGCTCTCTTTCGAGGTCACCTGCCATGGGTACATCCTTGTTTGATCGCCGGGCACCATGCCCTGCGCACTACAGCGCCCTAGAGCGCGTGTCTCTTGCCGTCCGACGTGATGGCGAAGGGTTCGCCCGCCACGACCACCGCGCCGCCGTACAGGCCGTGCCAGACGCTCGCAGGCGCCCCCGGGAAGCTCACCCGGCACACGGGGTTAGCCCGCGTCTCTAGGCGGCCCAGCGCCTCGCATACGCTTCCCCAATCTGATCGGCCTTGGACTGCTGCCGGCCCACCAGATCCGCCGAGATCAGGCCCGACCGCATCACCGATTCGAGCGCGTTCTGCACCTTTGCCAGCATCAGCAGGAACTGGTGCAGCTGCTCCCGGTCCTCGGGATTTCGACTTTCGCGCCATTTCTGGATCACCTCTGATTCGAGTAGGGCGTAGCTCTCGGCGTAGACCTCGTTATCAAGGACTTCCTGCGCGCGCTTGCCGCGCAGGGCTTGGGCTTCGTTGCTCAAAGCGGCGGGCTCCCCTCAATAGGTGCAGCCGGGGCTTCCATGCCCGCATCCATGCCCATGCCTTCCATCGGCGGGGGCGGCTGCTGAAACTGTTGTGCGTTCAGGATCTGGACCACGACATCGGCCAGCTGCTGGACCTGATCGCCGATCACCGCGACCTGCTCGGCAAGGCCCTGCTGCGGGGCAATCTCGGCAGTCAGGCCGGCGGCCAGCTGGCGCACCTCTTCCTCGCGGGCGTCCAGCTGCATCTCGCCCTTCTCGACGGCCGCCAGGACTTCCTTGCGCTTGGCGTCCAGCGCTGCGGCCTCTGCGTCGTGCCGGAGCTTCTCGTTCTCCTGCCCGGCCTGCTGGAGTTGGCCCTGCAAGTCCTCCATCTGCTTCTTGATGGCCTCTTGCATCTCCGCGAACTGCTGCGGGTTGGGCAGCCCTTGGGGCGCCTCGTCGCAGAAGGTGTCGGGGTTCTTGAACTCGTTGACCTCGGCAAACAGCCGGATCGTGTTGGCGATATGCTCGGGACGCACTACGCCGGTTGCCAGCCCCATCTGCTGCAACGGGACAAGCGCCATGACCCGCTGCGCCTTCTGCTCGTTGGTCCCGTTGCCGAGGCCGACGTTGATCGAGATGTTGAACTGGTCGCGCCACTCCATCGGGTGAACCGGCGTCCAGTTGCCGTTGACCCGGAACCAGTCCTCACCGTCCTGGTGGCGAGTGGCAAGGCGCAGCAGCTTCTGGAACATCTTGCGGATGCCCTGCGCCGCAAAGCGCGTCATCAGCTTGAGCCGCATCTCCGACTTCTGCGTGATGATCGAGACGCCAGTCGCCGTCTTGTTGAGGCTGTCGGCGTCCATGCCCTGCGAGTAGCGCGTGAAGCCGGTGCGGTTCTCCAGCTTCGTGGACAGCCATTCCTGCATCTGCCACGCGGACTGGTTCAGCGGGATGGTCGGGATCGGCCCGAAGGCATCGCCCGGCGCACCCTCGCCGCGCACAACGCCGCCCGGCCGGTTGTCCAGCACGTCGTCGATGTTCACGTTGGCGCGGGTGTTGACGTAGGTGCGCTGGTTGACGCTGAAATACACGTTGTCGAACAGCGCACGCGAAAGGTTGGTCTGTTCCTTCTGGATGCGAAAGGCCCGATCCGCCGGGCAGTCGCCGAAGAAGGCGTGCGCCCGGGGCATCAGGCAGATTTCGGCATACGGATGGTCGTCCACCGTCTCCGTGCGGACCAGCGTGCCGTTGATCAGGCACAGTTGCACCCACTCGGCCACGCCATCGCCGTCCACGTCCAGCCGGAAGTACAGCTCGGCGTATTCGTACAGCCGGTGCGAGTCGTGCAGGTCGCCCTCGGCATCCCCGTCGCCATCCGGCCCCAGCAGGGCGCGTGCCTCGCCGTCGTCGGCATGGGCGCTCCAGCCTGAGCCGATCTCCGACAGGTCATAGCCCATCTCGATCAGCTCGAACCCGCGCTTCTGGCGCACCTCGCCAATCGCGGCCGGGTCGTCGCCCCAGCGAGCGTTCTTGTCCACGCGCATCTCGTGCGGCGCCACGCAGGCGACCTTGAAGTGCCAGCGCTTGGACTCGTCAATCGTGGTGAACGTGAGCAGGCCGTTGTCGTCCACCTGCGGCTCGCCCTTGAGCTGCGCGCCGTCGGCCAGGATCGCCGCAACCTGTTCCTCGGTCTGGCCCTCGTACTCCTGCTTCGTGTCCTCCTGCTCTTCCTCGGCCCAAATCTTGACGAACCCGACCTTCTGGAGCGCCGCGTCCTGTATCCAGTCGTGCAGGACGTTCAGGCCGTCGTTGCGGACGTAGAACAGGTGATTCAGGTAGCCCGTCGCCTGCCTCGCCTGTTCCTCAGACTCCGGCCCGGGCTTCTTCGGCTCGCACTCGATGGCCTTGTCGCTGGACACGAACACGTCGATCAGCTGCGGCAGCATCCCGTCTACGGTGTCCGCCACGTCCGACGAGACGAAGGTGGAGCGGTCCTCGATCTCGGGCGCCGCGAAGTCACCCGACGGCTCGGCGTTGTAGGCGCGGATGTTGCGCTCACGGGCCGCCGCAATCTCCGAATCCGGCCCGCCCAGCGACGATGCGATGAACTCACGCGCAAGGCGTTGCAGGTCATCCTCGGTGATCGGGTCGCGCTTTGCGGCGTCCTTGCCGGGGTATGCCATTATCGGGTGAGCCTCTTGTAGTTCAGTGGGGCGCTATTCGCCGTCCCGGGCTGCTGCGCGTAGTCCACGGCCAGCAACCCGAACGCATCGGCGCCGTGGCTGGACCAGTCGTGATTCGGCCCAAGGCCAATGCCGCGCGCCTCGTCTTTCTTCTCGTGATACCAACCCAGCGCCTCGCGGCCGCCCTCGGTCGTGCCTTCGTTGAAGTGAATCGACGGGAACACCCGCCTGACCGCCTCAATGCGCGCGTTCGCAGCGCCTGCGCCCATGTTGGGCACCACGCGGGTATCGAACTGCGCCTGCCGTAGCGCGCTCTCGTAGCTGACCTGATGCACCTTGTCGTGCGTCGCGCCGTCATGCGGCAGGACGCACAGCGCCTTCTCGTAGCCCCTGTCACGAAGCCAAGCCACATGGGTCGCCAGCGGCTGGCCCTGCGCCTCGTAGTAGTCGAGGACGCGAATCTCCTTGCCGATGAACTGCGCGATCCAGATAGCGCAGGCGTCTGCCTTCGCCCCCGTGCCGCCAATGTCCCAATAGGCCCGCAGCGTCATCAGCGGGTCGGCTGCGACGTTCCCGATACGGCCCTGGTTGCGAGCCTCGGCCAGCGAGCGCGCGAAGTAGGCGCCCTCAGCAAACGAGATGTACCCGCCTTCCCAAATGTGGTCGTACTGGTCCGGCTGCATCCGCAGGCAGTCCAGCCGCTCCTGCTCAAGCCTCTTGGTGAAGAACGGGTTGTCGCGCCAGTTGGCCTTGACCACCACCGCACCGGTCGGCGTCTGATCGCCCCGGAGCATCACGTCTACCGGGTCCGTCTTGCGGCGCGCGTTCCAGCTAAACCACAGCTCCGACCCATCGGCACGCAGCGTAGGCCGCAGCAGGTTCAGCGAGTGCTGCGTCGCCGTCTGCGCCTCTTCCCACCACGCCCGCTTGAATCCCTCTAGCGACTTCACCGACTCGGCGGTGTAGTCGTTCATGCCCTTGAAGATCATCAGCCCGTCGCCGGGCGTCTGAATCACATCGCGGAACACCTTGAACCCGTCGCGCTCGCCAAGCCCGAAGTCGGACAGCTTGGCCTCGATCAGCGCCTTGGAGGATTGCGCCAGATCCTTCTGCACCTCACGGATGCACACAGACCGCAGGCCAGCCCCGCCGCTCACCCCAGGCTCGGCCATCGAGTCCTCGATCAGCAGCCCGCCGAAGAAATGCGACTTGCCCGACCCGCGACCACCCCATGCGCCCTTGTACGGGGCCGGGGCCAGCAGCGGTTCGTAGACCTCGGCGGTCTCAATCCGTAGAACGGACAATTCGACGCTCTACAACGTGGTGCATCGGACCGCCACCCTCGCCCACATGCTCGGTCCGGTTGAGCTTGGGCGCCGCGAACTCGGCAAGCTTGGCCAGCAAGTCCAACGCCTTGGCAGGGTCGGGCTTGCCGCTGTCCGTCCCATCACCCTCGGCCACCAGCGTCAGCCAGCGGCCCACGTTGTCCGCATTGGTCTCCAGCAGCGCCCGCACTGTCTCGCGGAACTCAGCCGTGACCTTGTTCGTCGTCCCCTTGGCCCGCCCGCCCGTCTTGGGCCGTCCTTTGCCCGCCATGTCTGTCTGCCTCTGTCATAGAGCTGGCGTCCGCCTTGGCTCCGAACACCGCGTCCCAATTGGTCGCGAACGTCTCTCCGTCTACGGCCAATGGCCGCCTACCCGATCCTTTCCCGCTCAATTCGCCTTGCCCTCGTACACCTGCTCTTCGTACCCATGCGCCGCAGTACGCAGCATGTTCGCCACCAGACCCGGCGGCAGCTTCAACCCGACCAGCCGCACGCCCCCGTTCTCATTGGTCCGGATGCAGAAGCCCGCATGGCCCTGCCTCTGGCACTCATCGGCGTACTCAGTCGCCAGCTCGTCCAGGTCAACCACCGCGCACCTGCCTTGCGTATGCCGCGATCTTCGCGTCCGTGTCCGGGTCGCCCAGCAGCTGGAGGGTTTCCCGGTTCCGCGCGATGTCGCAGGCGTCGCACAGCCAGAACACGTACTCCTGGCGGCCCAGCACACACGGGGCGGTTCTCCACTCCCACAGGCGGCCAGCGGCTCCGCACTCGGCGCAGCTCATGGGGCTGGCCTCCGCAGCTTCTCGTACGCTTCGATCAGGGCCGCCTGGGTTGCGTCGCACTCGGCTCCGATTCCAACAGCGTCTCCGACAAGCGCTGCTCCGCGTTGAGCGGCTTCACTAAGCTCGCCGGTAGCGGTGGAATCGCGGGACAGACGCTCGGTTGCGTAAGCTGCGATTTCCCGCCGCAGGCTGCGATTGCCAGCCCGCAGGTCAGCAGCAACAGACTCACCCCTTGCCTTTGCATCGGCCATCTCCCGTTGGTACTTGGCGTCCAGCGCGGCCAGGTCTTCCACCCGGCGTTGCTCGACTGCCCTAGCGTTCTCCTGCGCCTCAGCCTCAGCCTTGGCGAAGTCCCCGATGACCTTCTCGGCCCGGACGTTGGCGGTGTCGTAGC